CTTGGTGGTTCAGGAACTATTACTGCAAACACTACACAAACATTGACTTTAGGTTCATTCCTAACTGGTACAAGTTTCAATGGTGGTACAGCAGTAACAGCGGCAGTTGATGCTACATCAGCGAATACTGCAAGCAAGGTTGTTGCTAGAGATGCTAGCGGTAACTTTAGTGCAGGAACTATTACTGCAACACTTAGTGGCTCAGCAACAAGTGCAACTACTGCAGGTACAGTAACAACAGCGGCTCAACCAAATATTACTAGTGTTGGTACATTAACTTCTGTTGCAGTAACAGGAAATGCTAACGTCGGTAATTTAAATGCGACTACTGCGGTTGTTGCAAGTACATTAACTTCAAACGTAGCAACTGGTACCGCTCCACTAACAGTAACAAGCACTACCCGCGTTTCAAATTTGAACGTTGCTTATGCAAACGTTGCTGATAATATTAACGTGGCTGCCGGCACAGGAAACAACTTCCTTATTTTTGCAAATGCGGCAACAGGCAACGTTGCAGAACTAACAAGTACCGGTCTTACCGCTAACTTATCTAATAACTCTATTACTGCTACAACATTCGTCGGTGCATTGAGCGGTGCTGCTACTAGCGCAACTACAGCAGGTACAGTAACAACAGCCGCTCAACCAAATATTACATCTGTCGGTACTTTAACAAGTTTATCATCTAGCGGTAATATTAGTGCTGCGAATGTTTCAGTAAGTGGATTCCATATTCGTTCAGTAACTACTGGTATTGCGGCAGCAGGTACTGCTCAAGGCAATGCTACAGCATTGACTACAGAAATTAACATGATATCAACTGTTTCAAGCGGGCAAGGTGTAAGATTACCAACAGCCGTTGCAGGTATGGTTATAATAATTACGAACTTGTCTGCTAATTCATTACTAGTTTATCCGCATACAGGTGGCGATATTAACGGTGCTGCAGCCAACGTTGCATATACACAGACTGCAGGTTCAACACTGCAATTCATGACTCCAAATACCACAGATTGGTACACAGTTGGAGCAACATACGCATAAAGGTGAAATATGGTAACATTAGAATTATTAACGGCAATGTGCCCAAAAACAAAAAGAGCTATATTAGAAGGTTATGTGGAACCTTTAAATACAGTAGCAGAATATTATGAGATGTTTCAGAATCCGCGCAGAGTTGCAGGATTCTTGGCACAAATAGCACACGAATCAGGTGGATTTACTGCTGTTGTAGAAAATCTTAACTACAGTGCTAAAGGTTTGATGACTACATTTAAGAAATACTTTCCTACAGAAGAATTAGCAAAGCAGTATGAAAGAAAACCACAAATGATTGCTAACCGTGTTTATGCTAATCGCATGAAGAACGGTGATGAAGCAAGTGGTGATGGATTTAAGTTCAGAGGTCGTGGGTTGATTCAACTTACCGGTCGTGACAACTACACACGCTTTGCAGAAGCACTAGATATGGATCTTGACAGTACAATTGCTTATTTAGAAACACCCAATGGTGCTGTAGCAAGTGCCGGCTGGTTCTGGGACAATAATAAGTTAAATCAGTTCTGCGACAAAGATGATTTCATTACATTGACAAAAAGAATCAATGGTGGCACCATTGGTTTAGCGGATAGACAACATCACTATCATTTGGCATTACAACATTTAGGCGCACATTAAAATGGCAAAGCCAGTTTGGACGACAGATTATAACCTAAGTTCTTATCCAGCCGGAGAAGAAATTAGTATTTCTTTAATTGCAAAATCTATACTACCCGCAACATCAATTGTATCATACACTTTGGCGAATGGTAGTTTACCGGCTGGCACAACTTTAAATATTAATGGATTACTAAGTGGCACTTTGTCATATGTATTAAGCACTACAAACTACACTTTTACAGTTTTAGCAACAGACAATTTAGGTAATTCTTCAACGAAAACTTTTGTATTAACCACTACATACAATCCCATACAACCTGTATGGGTGTCACCCTCAGGTACTGATTTGGGATCATTTATTACTAACGCACCGTTAGAAGTAAGTGTTGTGGCTATTCCTGTATTGCCGGCTACTACTATTTCATACACTTTGATATCAGGAATACTTCCTTCGGGATTATCTTTTACTAATGGTACTATTGCAGGTACTCCTACTACCATTAGCCAAGCCGAAACTAACAAATTAGTAATAAGGGCAACTGATAATTTAGGCAATATCAAAGATAAAACTTTTACTATAACTATTAATGGATCTGCGACACCCAGCTTTACAACCCCCTCTGGTATTTTGTTTAGCACGAACGATAGCGTATGGATTGAATTTCCGATAGATTATCTAAATCCTCTAGTAGATAATCCTATTAAAATATCAGTAACTCAAGGATTATTACCACCGGGGTTAGAAATTAATGATCAGGGTATTATTAGAGGTTACGCACAACCCCCTACAAATAATGTAACTGTGCCACAAATAACGACCTCTGCGACGGCTACTTCCGCGAGTGATGTAATTACCTGTGTAAGTACAACTAATTTTTTTGCGGGCAGACCTGTATATTTTACTGGTGCTACAGCATTTGATAACATAGAAATAGGCACCATCTATTATATTAAGAGTGTTATAGACGCAACTAGTTTTACAATAAGTACAATTCAAAACGGTGCAACATTTAATTTAAACAATGATACTGGATTTATGACTGTTGTATTGCCACCGGTATCTGTTGGGCAACCTACAATTAGAAGTTATGGTTTTAATCTAACTCTAACAAGTCCATTAGGTAACACTACACAATCCTATTCAATTACTGTAGTAAATCAAAATGCTCCCAATGGTCCTAACTTTTTGCCGAACACACGTATACCAACAATTTATAATACAAGGCCACCTACATACAACTTAAACGATACTGATCCATATTATGGGTACTATGTTTTACCTGTTGAAGGAACATATCCTCCTTCAACTCCGGCATTTATCGGTACTATAAAAAATGATAATTTCTTTGCATTTAAAATCATAGGACATGATTTTGATGGAACAGGATTGAATTATCTATTCGCTGATTTGCCTTCATTCTTAACAGGTAATTCAGAAACAGGTTGGGTAACAGGTACACCTAGTTTAAGCACAGTAAATATAAATAATTTTTCTTTTAGAGTATCTGTAAACAAAATTTCTAATCCAGCAATTCAGACACCTTTCTTTATATTTTCTTTTAATGTATCTAATGAAATTAATGGTGATATTGTATGGGTATCCCCAAGCAGTTTAGGAAATATTTTTAATGGGTCGTTAAGTATCAAATCTGTGGTTGCAGAATCTGATGTAGAATTGCAATATAGAATAATTTCGGGATCATTGCCACCCAACTTAGTATTATTAAGTAACGGAGAAATTACCGGGTATACTGCATTTCAGCCAACAGACGAAATTTTACCTATAGGTGCCGAAACAGAATTTACATTTACAGTAGAGGCTTATTCACCTCAATATCCAGTTGTTAAATCAGAAAAAACATTTACTATTACTGTTGTTCAAGAATTTGATCAACCTACAGATACTCTATATATTAAGTGTGCTCCTGATATTCAGGACAGAAATATTTTAGAAAGTTTACTAACAAACTCTGAAATCTTCCCACCCAATGTGCTATATAGACCAAATGACCCTTATTTTGGTTTATCTACAAGTGTGATTTATGAACATGCATACGGCATACATGCTAGTGATGTACAAGAATATATAGCAGCCGTTACTAGAAACCATTATGACCGCAGCATAACATTGGGTGAAATTAAAACAGCTATTGCAAGAGATGAAAATGGTAGAATAATATACGAGGTCGTATATAGTGAAATTATTGATGACTTAATCAATCCTCGGGGAATAAGTATTCCTGAAGAAATTGCTTGGCCTAGAACCATCAATTTAAATTTAGGACCATGGTATACTAGCATAACAAACATTTATACCAGCTATGTTGAAATTTTAGGTCAACAATTTTACACCAGTTTAACACCCGGTAGCGCAAACACATTGTATCCTAATAGTCTACCGAACATGCGTGACCGTGTTGGTCAAGAACTTGGGCAAGAATTTGATAGCAGAATTTTACCATTATGGATGACTAGTCAACAAGAAAATGGTAGTACTTTAGGCTACACTCCTGCATGGGTAATTTGCTATACTAAGCCAGGATATAGTACGACAGTTAAAACGAATATTGAAACAATGTGGTTGGATCCAATTGGCAATGCTTATCAACTCAATTTGATTAATTTTGCACTTGATAGATTTACTGTAGATAAGTCGTTAACTTACAACTACGATAACTTTGTCACACCACCGAGTTGGACAGGATTACCTAGTGGAACTCCCGTACCATCGCCCATTGATAGCAAAGATTTTTATGTATTGTTCCCCCGTAAAACTATTTTACCCGATCAGACACAATACTAAATATAATACGGAATTAAATTATGAGTACAATTAACACAAACGGAATTGATGTAAATTATCCAGTGCCCGGACAAAATAATAGTTCACAGGGCTTTAGAAATAATTTTGCCGCCATCAAAACAAATTTAGATGCAGCAGGAAATGAAATTTCTGATTTACAGAATAAAGTAGTTCTTAAATCAGCATTGGCTAATGCTGCATTGAATAATGATATGGCCAACACACTGATCAGTAATGCATCCACACGCAGTTTCAGAGCCACAACTTATAATTTAGGAAATAATCTTTCCGGTACAGTTTTAATAGATGCATCATTGGGTGATGTTCAATATGGTACAGTAGCAGAAGATGTAGTAATTCAGTTCGGCGGATGGTCCCCAGTAGCTACTCAAGGTGGTATAAAATTAGAATTGGCAGTTAGCAATGCTAATGCGTCAATCACTTTCCCAAGTGAAGTTGTTTGTACAAACAATAACTTTGGTGCTACAACCTTAGAAAATTTCACTAATACTGCTAATGCAGCCGTGATTACTACTCCATATGGAGTCTCACAATTAAATTATCAACTTAATTCTAATGATTGCGGTGACACAATTGTTATATCACCAACAAACAGGCCTCGTATAACAACTCAGATTCAAAATAGAACTCCTTCCCCAACAGGATTTAAGGGGGATGTAGCTGGAACTGTCGCTGTTGATGCGGACTATTTGTATGTATGCACCGGCACATATGATGCTACCACTACATTGAAGTCCGGAGCAAATACGATTTACGGCAACGTTACCAATCATTTAACAGCTAGTGGCACTGCTAGCTCAATAACAGGAACAGTTTTAACTGTTGGTGGCACAGTAACTGGTACATTCTTAGTAGGAATGTTCTTAACTGGTACTGGTGTCACAGCCGGCACATATATTACATCATTGGGTTCAGGTTCAGGTGGTGCAGGAACATATAACATCAGCACAAGCCAAACAGTAGGTTCAACTACAATCACAGGTACCGCTGATTTAATTCAATTAGATAATACAACTAGTTTAAGTGTCAACGATCCTATTATCTTTACCGGAGATGCATTTACATCTAATGCTTTTGGAAACATTACCCAAAATCAAGTTTATTATGTTAAAACTTTGAATACGCCAGTATCGGGTGTTATTTCTATAAGTGATACTAGAACAGCAGGCGTAGCCGGAAATGTAGTTACTCTAACTAATGAGAATTATCCAAATGCAAACGTTGCTATAACTGCAACTGCGTACAACGGCACAGATATCTGGAAAAGAATTAGCTTAAGTTCTTGGTAATAAATATTTAGGATGCAACATCCTTTTGTACATAGTTTAGACGATAAATCGTTAGAAGAACTTCAAGAAACCATTGGTCAGCTTACGGGTAAATTGACTTTTGCCTATAGGACAGCCAATGGTCCTCTTATTCATCAACTGAATATGGTTTTAGAAAGCTATAAAACCGAATACAACAAAAAAATGGATGCGTTGATTAAAAAGCAAAACATTCAAACCAAAATCAATATTGAAAAAGACAACAAATGACAGCTTTAGTATCTAAAAAATTCTCTTTTAATTCTGCCATTCATTTTGAAAACACATTTATAATCAATACTTATGATATTGACTTGTTGATGGAAGTATACACTGAAGAAATGGAAGAACAAACAATTAGTTTGGAACGCATTAAATTTATATTTGATGAATGTTTTGAAAATGTGTTGTTTATATCTTTGCATGAGGATAAATCTATAATTGAGAATTATATAAAAGCAGGCTTAAAAATATCAACATTGCCTGAGGATCCATATGATCAAGTTGTTGCATGTGTTCTAATGAAAAAAATTGATAGCATCTGTGAAGATAGATTAAAGGTTAAAAATATCACTATCCTTAGTAAAATTTGTGAGGGGGTAGAATTTCATATCTCAGCAGAAGAAGAATCAGACATATTTTATATGACCGATTCTTGGTGGTTCTCTACGAAACCCATTGTTAGTGATTGGGTAAAGAAAACTACCAAAAAGGAAAAAATTGTCCATTTAAACAAAACAGATGTAGATTGGCATGACATTGGATTGAATTGGCCAGGGAAACCCAAAAAGAATAAAAATCAAGATGTGGTCATACTGAGTTTGGATAAAGAATAGTTGACACCAGTAGTTGGTATGCTTTATAATATCTAAATGCGCCAAGATATTTATGGTCAGAAGATTTATTCTGAAACAGACTTATGTGAATTCTATCTAAAGAATCCTGAAATCTCTTTGTCTAAAGTTTTGACTGACAAGGAAATTTTATTTGACGAATCTTTAGATTTGTCAGACATTCCCCAAATTGAACAATACATCCCAACTAACTTGTCTGTTGAGGATTTTGATTTGGGACTACAAAGACAGTGGCTCATGCCCGAACAGTATAAACAACTGGATATAGCCAAATATGTTTTAGATTTGTGTACTACGGAAGTTGAATTGCAACGGGTGGGTCAAGAACTTTTGTTGTATCAAGAACGGGATATGTTTGACCTACTAAGGTATCTTAAATTTTTAGTAGACACGATGCGACAACATAATATTGTTTGGGGAGTAGGACGAGGTAGTAGCGTAGCAAGTTATGTTTTGTATCTCTTGGGAGTACACAAAATCAATTCAATATTCTATGATTTGTCAATTGACGAGTTTTTGAAGTAAATACATTTTTAAGGAGATTATTATGGTTATTCGCAGAACAGCATTGGGTAAACCTTTTGATATGTCGGCACTGGTTACAAAAAATGACAAAACTAGGGCTGTTGGAAATATGAAGGTTAACGCCCGCGGAGACACGATTGATAGTAATGGCAGAATCATTCAGCCCGTTACTTCAAAGGTTAACAAAAACTATTCTAAGACTGTGGGTAATAGAACAGCTAATCCAGTTAGAGCAGTCGCCGATAAAATTCAACCTGAACCAATCCAGGAACAGATTGTGTTAGCTGAACTACCCAAAGAAGAAGAATTAACCCAAGAAGAAATAGAACTTATTGCTGAAATGGAAGATGATTTTGAAGTAGAAGAAATCAAAAAGGCCAGCAATAAAGAGGAAGAGTAATGGAAGATAAAAAGTTAGCCTACGCAGCGCACAAAATCAAAAAGTTGTATCCATTAAATGATACTATCATTGTATCTGATATGACATTTGATGAACGTATTAGTAATGGTGGCATCGTATTGTTAAATGATGATATGAAAAGTTCGGGCATTCGTCCAAGATGGGCAAAGGTATATGCTATTGGACCCGAACAAAAGGACATACAGGTTGGGCAATATATCCTAATCAGTCACGGTCGTTGGACAAGAGGGATTAAAATAGAAGATGACGAGGGTGAAAAAGTTATCCGTAAAGTTGATAACAATGAAGTACTCATGGTGAGTGATGAACCCGTCAATGATCATACAATGAGTGATAAGGTATATTAAAATGGCAACTTGGAAAGTAGAACCAACCTGGAAGAAGTCAGTAGTTGAACGCAACTACTTGACCAAAGATGACAATACTATTATGGTTGAAACAGGTTGGCGCTGGGGTGAATTTTATGTTTACACTGACGACGATAATCCTCCCAAAATTGAAGCAGGGGTAGATATCTATAACTGCGGATATGAAAGCGAACTAATTGAAACTACCGACGGTTGTTGGGAAGACCATGATCTGGATGATTGTGACGAAGAAACACAAGAATGGCTTGAAGAATTCTTTGATGAAGGTAACAGTTGGTTAGACCTTGAATGTGATCATGGCTGGACGCAAGATGAATGTGAAATGATCATTGATTGTGATTTAGAAATCACAAGAATCAATGATGATGGCACAGAAGGTGAAAGTTTCACAACAGGCGAACACGAAGAAACTACAGAAATTAGTTCAGTTGAATTAAAGCCCGGTGCCGCTTGGCCTTTTGAGAATGCTACCGAACCTGCAGAATACGCACAATTCAAATGTGAAAGTTGCGATTTTGTAACTGACGATATTATGGAGTTAGTTGAGAATCCTGACGAAGATAGTGAGGGTGCTTTTGTATGCCCTAAGTGCGGAGGAAAGGTAAATTTACAATGAGTTTTTTTAAAAAATGGTTTGCTAAAATGTGTCGTGAGGCATGGGAAGATGCTAATCAACTAGAGAAAGATATATCACCCAGGTTAGCAACCGTATCAGAACGGTCACTGAATACTCACGGCATGAATTTTAGTGTTTATCGTGCTGACGGTGGATTCGTTATTGAAACTCGCCAATATGACAGAAAGCGCGATGAAAATAACATGAATCTACATATTATTACTGATGATAAGGACCTTGGTTCTGAAATTGGAAAAATTATTACATATCAAAATTTAAGGAGTTAAACTATGTTTTACACTGAAGCTATTCCAGCATATAGAAATGCTGAACAAATCAACACAGCGATGGCAAGAGTATATCAACACATGAGCCTTGCTGTTCTTGTAAGTATGTTTGTAAGTTATTTTGTTGGAACTACTCCAGCATTGCTAGAATTTTTCTTTACAGGTTGGCTAAAGTGGGTTGTTATTTTTCTACCACTGGTTGCAATATTTGGTATCTCAGCAGCACTTAACGCTAATCCTCCAAAATCAATAGCACAACTAATGCTATACGGTTTTGCGGCATTGATGGGACTTAGCTTTGCTACAATCTTTGCTGTATATCAAATGGGTAGCATCTTTACAGCATTTATGGGTGCTGCCGTATTATTTGGAGTCATGAGTTTATATGGGTACTTTACTAAGAGCAACCTTGATAGTCTTGGCAAGTTTATGTTTGTTGGTCTCATTGCCATTATTATTGCCTCTATCATTAATATTTTCATTGGTAGTACTGTGGGTGCTATGGTTATTAGTGCTTTGGCTATTATTATCTTTTTGGGACTAACAGCATATGACACCCAAAAGATTCGTGAAATGGTCAGTTATGATACTGATACGGGTGCAGCGGAAGTGTCAGGGGCATTGACATTGTACCTAGATTTCATTAATATCTTCTTGTCGTTACTACAACTTTTTGGTGAAAAGAAAGAATGAAGAATCAACTTTGGGTAGAGAAATATCGTCCTGGTACAGTAGATGAGTATGTTTTTGTTGATGATCGGCAAAGACAACAAGTAAAACAATGGATTACTGACGAAAGTATTCCGCATCTACTGTTCAGTGGTGATCCGGGTACAGGTAAAACTACACTGGCTAAAGTTCTTATAAACGAACTTGGTGTAGAAGATTTTGATGTACTTGAAATCAACGCAAGCCGTGAAAACGGTATTGATATGTTGCGTGAAAAGATCAATGGCTTTGTTCAAACAATGCCCTTTGGTAAGTTTAAAGTCGTATTACTAGATGAGGCTGACTATCTAACTCAACCAAGTCAGGCAGCATTGCGTAATGATATGGAAGCATATCATATGACTGTTAGATATATTCTAACTTGTAACTATGCACACAAGATTATTCCTGCGTTGAAGTCACGCTGTCACGAATTCCATATTGCTAAAACGGACATGACAGAATTCACAGCAAGAGCAGCCACTGTTCTTGTAACTGAAAATGTTGAGTTTGATTTAGATACATTGGATACTTATGTGCGAGGAACTTATCCAGATTTACGCAAATGCTTGAATCAACTTCAAGTCAATAGCAACAGTGGTAAGCTTCTACCCTCACAAAGTCAGGGTGCTAGTGAACATGAATTGTTGATTGAAGCGACTCAATTATTCAAGGCTGGAAAAATTCTTGAAGGAAGACAACGACTGATGCAATATATTAGTCTGCATCCTACACGAATTGAAGATACTTATAAATGGATGTATGATAATATTGATCTTTGGGGTAGTACACAAGAAAAGAAAGACGAAAGTATCATTATTATAAGGAACGGTCTTGCCAATCTTCCACTAGTAGGAATTCCCGAAATCAGTTTGGCAGCAACATTAGCAGAACTAACATCATGAGATATTTACTTATAACTTTTATTAGAAAGCCCGGTGGGCAGATTGACGAACAGGTTGTAGTTTCAAAACGGATCAAGCCAGCCGATCTACAAACATGTAATGTTATTATGGATTTCGTTTCAAAAACAGTCAATAAATGTGTTATTGAAGGTAAGATTGTAGATACTGATTGGGAAAAGATGCAGGAATATTATAAGAAAATTTATCCCAATCTAGTTGAGCAACTAGAAAAAGAAGCAACTATTACTTCAAAAGCCGAATAAAAATGGGGCCTAAGCCCCATTTTTAAGAGTATAGTTTCAACACATGTTCTATGATTTTGTGTCGCTGTACATCACGGATATCAAATTTACACGAAGTTAATCCTGGAACTTTGGATTCTTGTAATCTATCTACAAGGTCTTGTAAACCATTTTGAGTAGATTTTCGGTCAGTCTGTTCAACATCACCTGTAATTACAATTTTGCTTCCTACTCCTATTCTTGTCATAATCATTTTTAATTGACTTGGAGTAGCGTTTTGAGCCTCATCTAATATTACCCAGCTATTTTTGAAATTTCTGCCTCTGCAAAATGCTAGGGGTGCTATTTCTATAATTTGTTCTTCTAGCATTTGTTGTATTTCTTTAACCGAATAATATTCTCTGAGTACATCAAGTAATGGACGAGTCCATGGTTCCATCTTTTGATTTAAATCGCCGGGTAAGAATCCATGTTTTTCATCGTCTACACCTACTGCAGGTCTAGTTAAAATGATTGAACTGCATTCACCAGAGCGCATTGCTTTGATGGCTGCAACCATTGCCAAATAAGTTTTACCCGTGCCCGCTGGCCCCGATACTACTACAATGTCGGTTTCATTGTCAAGTAGCGAAAGTATATACTTTTCTTGATTTAGGGTTTTGGGGATTAGGTCAACTGGTTTTCGTACTTTAACCTTTAGTTGTCCCTTATTGAAGTCAATAGTTTTAGACTCTTTCATGTAGAATGTTTGATCTGATTGTTTTGAATGTGAGCGTGTATCTTGGATATTATTGCGTAATGCACTAGTTTTTCTTTTGCTCAAGTTTTTCTCCTTTTTAAGAGCAGTAAATGTTGCAACATTCAATGTTATTTAAAAAGGTCATGCATACTGTAAAATGTGCATGTTTTTACACAAATTCCTAGATAAATATTAGGCTAAGGGTAAAAATTTCAATCTTTCAATTTCTTTTATATCTTGATAAATACAAGATGAAACATAAATCCGCAGACAACTTCTTTGACGACATTGACTTTGTAAGTATTATAAGCACAGTTAAAGGTATCATGACCAGCGATGGTTCTATGTCTACCTTATTGGACTACGAACGAGTATTAGACGAAGCCGATTTATATGCTTTTAAAAATTGGCAGCTAGGTGAATTAGTACAAGGGCCTAATATTGGTAGATACACAGTTTCTTGTGTATTCATGTGGCCATACAAACTTATGCCCGATCCAAGTGCAATCAAAAGATTAGCTGCTTTGGGATGTGATGTATCTTTTGGCAAAAGTGAAATTAAAGTACCTATTGAAGTCAAAGATTACGATGACTTTGAGCCCGGAACTCGCTATCCTAAGTGGAAAGAACGAAAAGTTTGGTTTGTTAAAATTACAATACCAAAAGACTTAATGAACGATATCAAAGAAGGATACATAGATTTATCTGATCAGACCGTAGATTTAGAAGAAATTGAAAATGCATACGAAGAAGATTTAGATAAAGAAAATATTGACCAAAGTGAAAACACTGAAAATCAAGAATCAAATCAAGAAGCTACAAAATAATCATGAAAGATAGAATTTTTATTACTGAAGGCTTAGATTTTCACGATATGGAAAATCAAGTTTTTCCTACCGTTACAGTAGATGAGTATGCGGCTAAAATGGGTGAAGATAAAGACATAGTTACTTTAGCTTTCACAGTAAAATCCGAACAAGTAGGAAATGATTTAGTTGATTGGTTTGAAAGAGGTTATGACTGGGTTTTAGATGCTAGTTTAAGTGACAGTGAGATTGACATTGGAAAATACTTAGTATTTGTTGAATTAAGCAGAAGATCAACTGTACCTGGTCGCATCGTAGAATTACTTTCAGACCTAAAAACTTTGACAGGATTAAAATTAACTGAGTGGACTGTACAAGTTGATGATGAGGATTATGATGCTGATGAACATGTATTGCGTCAGGTAATTATTACAAATCCAAATGTTTATAAAAAAGAAAAAGAAAACGAAGAAGAATTAAATGAGATGAGAGAAATTGCTGGACTTGCAACTAAACCAACTCAAGAAGCACAAGACCAAGAAATCAAAAATTTAAAAGCAATAGCAGGGATGTAAACATGGCTACGACAATTTTACCTAAAAAAGCAGGATTTGAAAATCCAATAGCAACGGATGACAATCATCACGCGCAACTTGCCGCAGATCCAACAATACAACAATTTCCTCAAGGCAGTTCTTTTGGAACAACAAGTGTATCCAATTCATTTGGTGCACCATCCGCAGGAGGCTTCGGTTCGTCTTCAAATTCCGGGTTCGGGGGAACAACCAATATCGGAACACAAATAAATCAAGCCCCTCAGCAGCAAATGAATTTAACACAAGCAGGTAGCAATGCTGCTCAAGGTGCTGATGTATTGGTTGCACATGATAAAGAATCTACTGATTGGATCAATAAGAAATGGCGTCCTGCAATGGGATGGCTATATATGTTAACTTGCTTCTTTGACTTTGTAATTTTTCCAGTATTATGGTCTGTATTACAAGCAATGAGTAAAGGTCAAGTTACTAGTCAGTGGCAGCCCTTGACATTGCAAGGTGCTGGACTATACCATATTGCTATGGGTGCTGTTCTTGGTATCGCTGCATATGGTCGCACAAAAGAAAAAATTGAAGGTGCAGCAAAATAAATATTGACATTGCACTAAGTTAGTGTTATAATCAATATATGGACCACTATCAAACTTTGGGAGTAGCTAAAAATGCTACTCCCGACGAAATAAAAAAAGCATATAGAAAACTAGCAGCACAACATCATCCTGACCGCGGCGGCGATACTGCTCAATTTCAAAAAATACAACAAGCATACGACATATTAAGTGACCCTGCAAAACGGGCACAACATGATAATCCACATGCCCACAATATGCATGGGTTCCCTGGTGGATTTCAATTCCATGCACATGGTTTTAATATTGACGAAATTTTTGGTCAGATGTTTGGGCAACAAGGACATCAGGGATTTCATAGACAAAACTTTAGAACACAGGTAGCCGTTACATTAGATGAAGCGTATAACGGTAAATCACATATTTTACAATTGCAAACTCCCCAAGGACCTAAGGTTGTTACTTTAGAAATACCCAAAGGTATACATCATGGGCAACAACTTAGGTATGATAATGTATTAGATAATGCCACATTGATTGTAGAATATGTTATTATTCACAATTTAAAATTTGAACGACAGGGTGATGATTTATACTCCCAACATACTGTGTCTGTTTTTGATTTGATAGTAGGGGGAACATTTGAATTCAAAACAATATCGGGTAAAACATTAGAAGTTAATATCCAACCCAAAACACAGCCACACATGCATCTTAAGATTCCAAATCAAGGCATGCCCAAGATGAATTCGGGTCAATATGGGGACCAATTCATTGTACTAAAAACATTCATTCCTGATAGAATAGATGATGAAGTAATTCAAAGCATTTTAAGCTATAAAAACAAAGGAAACACAAATTGACAAATTCTCCCGAAATTGAAAACATCATTGAGCATGCAATTCAATATGCCAAAAGTAAAAAACATATCTACTGTACAGTGGAACATTTACTTTTGGCTTTGGTACAACATCCCCCATTTAAGAAATGCTTAACAAGCTTCGGAGCAGATGTAGATTTGTTGAGCCATGAATTGGATGCATATCTCAATGGCTTGCATGCAATTCAAAGCAAAGAGCCAGATGTTGCACCGAGAAAAACAAATAGCTTAGAAAGAGTTATGAACCGTTCAGTAACACAAGTTCTGTTTACTGGACGCAGGCAAGTTACTACTATTGACTTGTATTTGAGTATTGCCAGTGAGGGTAACAGTCACGCACATTATTTTTTGTTGAAGTATGGCGTAAACAAAAATGAATTTGTTCAGCATTGGCAAAAGTCATATAAGGGTGGCGACTATCAAAGTACACTTACTGAATCTCAAGCTGAAGAAATTCTAGGTGAGTACACTACTAATCTTACACAACTTGCAAGAGACAATAAGCTAGAACCAGTTATTGGTCGTAGCAAAGAATTGGATGACATTATCAATGTTCTTGCCAAGCGTTTTAAATCAAATGTATTGATGGTGGGAGATCCGGGCGTAGGCAAGACTGCTATCGTAGAAGGACTTGCTAATGCTCTTGCAAACGATGAAGTTCCTGATTTCCTCAATGGATATGAATTGTATTCACTTGAAATCGGAAGTCTGCTTGCAGGTAGTAAGTATCGCGGTGACTTTGAAGAAAAGGTAAAGCATGTCCTTGATGCTCTTAACACTAAAAAGAACGCTATCCTTTTTATTGACGAAGCACACACTATGCAAGGTGCAGGATCAAGTAGCAATGGTTCGGTAGACTTTGCTAACATGATCAAGCCAGCAATTACTAAGGGAACACTCAAGGTTATTGCAAGTACAACATGGGAAGAATTCTACGAAAGTTTTGAAAAGGATCGTGCGTTGATGCGTAGATTCTACAAAATTTCTGTTGATGAACCTTCTAATGAATCTACTATCCGTATCTTGAAAGGTCTAAGTCCTAGACTTAATGATTTCCATAATGTAAACATTACTGAAGAAGCTATTGTTACTGCTGTAGAAATGTCTCAGCGTTATATTAACGACCGTAAAAATCCTGATAAGAGTATTGACTTGTTGGATGCGGCTTGCGCAAAACAACGGGTGCTTGAAAATACAGGAGCAGATATCACTAAGGATCTGATTTACGAACAAGTTGAGAAGTACACAGGTGTTCCTGCAAATAAACTCAATAACAACAATCTTGACAAGATTAAAAATCTTGAAGTAAATGTCAAGGGTAAACTCTATGGTCAAGATGAAATGGTAGAACAGGTACTTGAAAGAGTATATGTGTCATTTGCTGGAATCGGTAATGACACTAAGCCTACTGCAAGCTTCTTGTTCTTGGGCCCAACGGGTACAGGTAAAACTGAACTTGCAAAGTTGTTGGGTAAAAATCTTGACATGCCGTTGCTCAAGTATGATATGTCAGAATACAGCGAAAAGCACTCTGTCAGTTCATTGATCGGACCTCCTCCTGGCTATGTTGGCTTCGGAGACAGTCAAGTTCAAGGTGGTCGTTTGATTTCAGACTTGAGCAAGAATCCACATGCTATCATGCTGTTTGACGAAGTTGAGAAGGCGCACCCTGATATCTTTAACATCTTCTTACAAATGCTTGATGAAGGTACTATCACAGGGAGTAATGGTAAAAAGGTCAGTTGCAAGAATACTATCATTATCATGACCAGTAATTTGGGTAGTGCCGATGGTGAACGGTTGAATATTGGTTTTGGTAGCCAAGATAAAATTGGTGAAGATGACAAAGCATTGAAAGAATTCTTCAAGCCTGAATTCAGAAACCGTCTTGATTTGGTTTGTAAGTTTAACAAGTTGGATATGCTTTCTATTAAGAAGATTGTTATTAAGTTTACTGAAGACCTTAAGAAGTCCTTAGTTGAAAAGCATAACATTACCTTGACTCTTACCGAATCAGTTGTTGAGTACCTCGCTGATAAAGGATATGACAAAAAGATGGGCGCTCGTCCGTTAGCAAGAAAAATTGACGAATTGATTCGTGTTCCATTGAGTAAGAAAATTCTCTTTGAACAAATCAAAAATGCCAATATTGTTGTTAATCTTGCTAACGATACTGTAGAATTCGTTGTAAGTAATAAAATGACAGCGAAGGTGAATGAAGATGGGATTATTGAGGTCAGTTGATAACGTGCCCGGTATTCATTATTATGAATACCGAGACATGGATTATTTTAATAAATTTAAGTACCGAGCCAGGGTTGTATTACCTGGAGTTAGATTTACTTATTGGGTCAAAACCATTGACGAGTGGCGAGACAAAGTAAGGAATGGTAAAACATGGAGTCGTACTTATACCCCTCAAGAAAAAGTAGAAATGCTTAACATGTCACCCACTATGGAAAAATTTATTGATCTTAAAAACAATCTTAAGAAAAATAAAAATGCTTCCATAAGAATTGAGGGTGAAACAGCCGCGATATTTAGTAATGATTTACAGTTTTTGCAAGATATAAAAACTTGGGCTAATAATGTAGACTTTACAGAAGCTGTTTGTGCTGAATACAAGGGGACTAAGTATTTTGTAGGTGATCCCCCACATAAGTACCGCGTTTATCTTAAATCCAAAAGAATTGAGAACAGTATCTATAATGATTTGGGAAGTCTACTTTCAAACAATAAAAGCTTAAATCCAAGCAGGGCATTGGAAAAGTGGTTATTTGGATTAGATAACATAAGTAGATGGAAAAGCTTTTACCTAAGCTCTGCGTATTTCATTGATTATGACGATGAATCCACACTTAGTTATCTAGCCATAATGCACGGTGATCTTTTGGGAAGAAAGTACAAACTAGAAAAGCGACCAGATACAGAATAAAATGATAAATACTCTAATAATGGAGTATTTATGGCTAAAATTGTAGAAGATGTTCTAGTAGTAAAATTTAGTAAGATTGTTAAGGATAGCGAGGCTGATGTAAAAGTTCTCGCTAACCGCGATATCCAGCAAGCATTAGAACAAGTAGCCCAAGAATTAGTAGGTGAGGGTGTTATTGTTGAGGTTGTGGGGGCTGAATAATGCCACAGTCAACTACATTAATACTTTTGCCCGAGACCTCATATGTCAATCCAGGTAACGGTGCTCCCTATACCGTTACTGGTAATAGCCAGCCTGCAGCCGCTTATTATCTCGGTAACAGAGATTTACAAACTGTTAACATTAAATGTACAAATTTAACTGGTAACATTGTGATCCAGGCTAGTTTAGCCACAAGCCCAACTGCTGACGACTGGTTTAAAGTCTATGAATTAGTTGCTGACGCAAATGCCACACCGAATAGTGCTCCCCAATTAGCAAGCAATGCCAGTGTTTATACAAACATTGAAGGCAATTTCGTGTATATGAGAGCAAAGTTAGAAGGGTTTAATAACGGTACCCTTCAATTCGTTAAATTGAGTTATTAATATGAAACAGATTGTTATAATGCCAGGTGGGTTTCATCCATTTCACGCAGGACACTATGCGTTATACCAGTCTGCATTAAAAGCATTTCCAAATGCTGATGTATATGTAGCTGCTACAAACGATCAAAGCGAAAGACCTTTTCCCTTCGCACTAAAAGAAAAATTAGCTAAGTTAGCAGGTGTAGCACCAGGAAGATTTGTTCAAGTTAAGAGTCCATTTCAGGCAAAAGAAATCACAAGCAATTATAATCCCGACGAAGATGTACTAATATTTGTTCGCAGTGAAAAAGATAGAAATGAAGCTCCACAGCCTGGCGGAACAAAGAAAGATGGTAGCCCAGCTTACTTTCAACCATATACAGGAAAAGATTTACAACCATTTAGTAAACATGCTTACATGGCATATTTACCCACTGTGACATTTGGACCCGGCATCAAGAGTGCTACAGAAATTCGCAAGGCATGGCCTACATTGAATGACAAACGCAAGACAGCACTTGTTATGAGTTTGTATCCTGCTGCACAAAAGAATCCTAAATTAGCACAAACAGTTGTTGGTATGTTTGATCAGGTTATGGGCGCACAAGATGTGGCGGAAGATAAAGAAACAAGTCCAGTAGCGAACGCAGTAATTGATTTCTATAAGCCAGTTATAGCTGATGTACAAAAAGAAAAAGTGCCTGATTATGTTGATCAGGCACGTGAATTATTAAGTAAGACTGATGATCCTACGATCAGAAGAAAAGTACTAGACATACTTAAAAAGGGCAAAGAGAACCCATACTTGCAAGGTGGCATTATTACAACAGTCGGTGCATTATTAGCAGGTGGTGTGTTAAATTCTGCACAAAGTATGGGACTAAATCCACAACAGACTAATCTAGCACTACAAGGAATACTTAATACTGTTATTCCAACATTAGTGTCACGCATTAATGGTAAAAATTGGAAAGATACAATCAAATACACATTAGCAAGTGCAGGGGTAGGCGTGGGCATCGCTGCTATAACTGAAAGTGAAAATCTAGATTATCTAGAAGAAAAATAATTTGATCACCGTTATACCATGTAAATAATCTTATATTTTTAAGAGGAATACATGGCAACAAAAAAGTCAAAGAAAACCGAAGCTGCAACTGTACCTGTTGAACAGGTTCAAGAACTAGCTGAACAAGCACAACAACCACAACAGCCTGCCGAAAACACCCAAGGGCAGGTTCAGGTTAATGTAGATTACTTGCGCACTACTAAAGTACATATAGCAATGCCCTGCTATGGTGGTATGCTAACTGAATCTACATTTATGAGTTTCATCAAGTGGGCAAATACTGCCCGTCAACTTGGCATTGATTGGACATTAGAAACAATGGTTAATGAATCATTAATTTCACGTGCCCGTAATACATTAACTGCCAAATACTTGGATATGCCCGATGCTACTCACTTGTTCTTTGTTGACGCTGATATTGGTTGGGAACCATGGCACTTGTTAGTTCTATTGAACCGTGACAAGGATGTAATGGCAGGCCTTTATCCAATGAAGACTATGCCCATCAAGTGGGTTGTCAATGGATTTGAGGGTGCGGAAGAAGGTCCTGATGGATTGCAGGAAGTATCAAAAGCTGGTACGGGCTTCTTGTTAATGAAGCGACATGTATTTGAAAAGCTTAAGACTCACCCTGCAGTTAAGCAATACAAGAACGATATCGGCTTAGATCCCAAGTACGATCAACACTTGAAGACCTACTTTGATACCGCAGTTCGTCAGAACCGTTATTATTCAGAGGACTGGACATTCTGTGAAAATTGGCGTGATCTTGGTGGTAAGATTTGGGTAGACAAGCGAGTATTACTACGCCATTCAGGTTCTTATGTTTTCTGCATGGAAAATCAACAACATTTGTTGAATACTGTTGGACCCATGTGGATGCAGGAACAGCGAAACAAGGGTATGAAATTAGTTGATCAAAACGGCAACGAAATCGCTCAGTAATAAAAGCCCCGAAAGGGGCTTTTTTATTGGCTACGATAAATATTTTTATGAGTTGGTTTAGACATAGACCTCCAAAAAATCCTCCATACAGACCAAATCCTATTCCAGTCCCCGTCAAAGAAAACAAAGATCCAAAAAAGTAATAAATACTTTATGGACATTAAAACACTGGAATCTTTCAAATTAAGCGACGCCATCTTTTTTCATGATGAATTGAATCAAAACCTATGGGATGAGAACAATAAATTACATCCTGAAGTAAAAAACCAGTTAATTTTAATCGCTAAAGATTTTATTGATGAATTGGGAATAAAAGATTTAGATGTAAAAGATATTACAATTTCAGGCTCAAACGCCGCATATACATACACAAAACATAGCGATTTAGATTTACATATATTAGTAGATATGAGTAAGCTTCCCGATAATGAAGTTTACAAAGAACTTTTCACAGCAAAAAAGAATTTATATAATGATAGCCACGACATAACTGTACACGGAGTTCCAGTTGAATTATATGTACAAGACAGCAATGAACCTGTAGTCAGTTTAGGCGAGTATAGCATTTTACAAGATAAGTGGCTAAAGATTCCAACAAAACGCAGAGCAAATTTTGACCAAACCATCACCAAACAAAAATACGATAAACTACTACATATTATTAAGAAAGCATTAAAATCTAAAGACCTAGAACAAATTGAAAACATTATTACTACTATTAAACGATATAGAAAAGCAGGCTTAGATAAAGGTGGTGAGTTTGGTCCCGAAAACTTAGCATATAAAGCACTACGCACACAGGGTTACATTGATAAACTGTACCAATTGCGTGACAAATTGCATAGTATTGATTTAAGTATTGAAGAAAATATTTTATACAAAGATCCAAAACAATTAATTGATTTGTATTTGCGTCGGATGCAAGGTAAAGATTTAAGTAAATATAGCCTTACTAAAATTTTACAAAATTTACCATACAACAATTTAGATAACGCTATCAACTTCTTAGTTAAAAAGCATCAAGTAAATCCTACAGATATAGTTTGGCAACCATCTGACGGAACAAACGAAGATTATGATCCAAATGGACCTCCTCCGGGCCCAGAGTTTAAACCAACAATGCCGGCAGGTACAGTAAGAGTTGATGTTAGTGATGTGTATGACTGGTACAAACTAGGACAACACATTAGTAATATGAAGGGTTTAGGCAAGCATGACTTTGGTAAGGGACCTCCTAGTACTGTCATGGCATTCGGTGATGAAGATTTAGAACATCAATACATTAAAGCGTTACAAAAGACAGGTCTATCTACAACTGATATTGACCCATTTGATCCTAAACAACCTAAAGGCATCCCTCGTCAGAAAGTTGATCCTACATATAATGTCAACGAAGCAAAGGTTCCTAGTGTTCGTCAACAAATCATCAACGATGTTAAGAAAAATGGCGGTAATATCAATGAGTACTTTGTACGATTTACGGATAGTGATAAATTAGGATTCAGTGCCAAACAAGGGTTTGGACAAACACCTGATGTTGATGACCCTAAATTTGATGTAGATTATATAGGAACCGGACAAGGGCGCAGAGCATTATGGTTTTATCCATTAAGTTATTATCTCAAAGACGATAAGCCTTATGCTAGCGAACAACCTTATGTATGGTTAGTAAGACTCAAACCAAATGCATGGCTTCAAAAAGTAAAACACGGTGACAATAAAGTTGTACAAGCACCAGAAGGTAAACAGCGTGTGGGTATGTTACGGATGAGCCTTCCACCAGCTGCTATATTCTTTACACATGGATTTGATGTTGTAGGTAAGTACTATGACTATGCAGGTCAACATCAAAGACATGGAGAAGTAAAAGGTAAACCTACTCCTAGTTTCTTTGACAGAGTTAGAGGATTAGGGGAAGACGAGACACTGCAATTCGCCGGTGAGAAAACTCCTGCTATCAATCCATATGGTGGATTAAAAGATAGACAGTTTCGCGGGGCAATTAGTGAGATGCCCGACACATCAGGTCCAGTAGGTGTGCAGCCCGGCGGATGGAGAACTTATAGACCTAAAGTTGATGAAGGCTTTGACCAACCCTATCCACTTAAGTGGGAGAAAAGTGCCTACGGAGACTATGACGCATTGGCTAAGTTACCAGATGGAACTAATCTTAGCATCATGTTCAACAATGAATATAAAAAGAATTGGATGGTTGAATTCTATAGAAATAACAGTCAGGCAGTAACCGGCGAAGGTGATGCTCAAAGAATCTTTGCTACAGTATTACATGCGATACAACAGTTTATAAAGAAGAAAAAACCTGCAAGTTTATTTTTCTCCGCAGTGAAAGAAGATGATCCTACAGGTAGCAGAACAAAACTATACGACAGATTAGTTCAACGATTTGCTACTGGTTTAGGATATACAGTACAAAAACGAGAAGAACCTGGATCAAATTCATACAAATTAAAACGAATAGAAAATACCAATAAAGGTGTAGCAGAGGGTGCTTCAGGATATATTCCTAGCAACGCAGAAAAGAATGATCCAAGATTCAAAACAGCATTAACTGTAGATATTAAGCCCGACACCATGAAAAAAGACGCTAAAAAGTTCGGTAACAAGATTAGTCGTGCAGGAATACCCCCAACACTCAAACCCAGTGGGAAGTTCTGATTAGATGGTATTTTGATAAATACTATATTATTTCGGAACTTTACTATGAAAATCAATCAAATTATCATTAATGAAATGACAACTGCAGGAGCAGTCGCCACTGTTGCTAAACCAATGGGCGAAACACAAAAAAGACCTGATGTAAAAGGTCTTGAACCAGCAGAAAAGGTTATGTCTGGTAAGGCAAAGAAAAAAGGCCCATACGCTAATAGTATTTCTGAAGCTAAAAAAGACTTTTTAAGTAAACTACAAAAAAATGTTGATAAGTCTAACAAGCAGAAAAAAGATACAGAAGAAAAAATCAAACAACATCAGGATGATAAGAAAAAAGTTGAAGAAGCTAAATTAGATGAAGATGATGTAATCATTGTTCCAGGAACAAAAATGAAGCGTAAAACAGGCTTTGTACAGCATGGTCAAAGTCGTGTAGACCACGAAGTTGAAATGGCTCGCAGCGATGTTTTAGCAACAATGAAGAATGCTAAATCAATTTATGAATTACTACAAAACCGCAGCGAAGAAGAAGGCATTGAAGGTTGGGTACAAGAAAAACTCATCAAAGCCAATGATTATCTAAACGCAGTAAAAGAATACTATGATGAAAAAATGATGCAAGAAATGACAGGTGGTGTCATTGCAGGTGGAGGCGTAGGTGAATCAAAGGTAAATGAAAAAGCAGTCAGTAAAGCACAACAGAAATTCTTTGGTATGGCACATGCTATGCAAAAGGGTGCAAAAATTAAAGGTGCAAGCAAAGAACTAAAAGGCGTTGCTAAATCTATGACTAAAGGCGATGTTAAAGATTTTGCTGCCACAAAGCATAAGGGTTTACCTGAAAAAGTAAAAAAGGACTAATATGAAATCTACTGAATTTTTATTTGAGTTAAGTCCTGCAACATTAGCAAGTTACAAAAAGAAAGCTGGTGCAGAAGCCAGCCGTTTAGATAAAGAAGCATTTAGCAATGTAGATGACCCTAAGTCCCAAGAAAAAATAGCTAAAGCAAACAAAAGATTCAGTGGAATTGTAAAAGCAACCAAAAAAGAATTAGAAGTAGACGAAGGTCAAATTTATTCTACTGGTGGTGGCGCGGGACAAGCACAAAGATATTACAAGCCAAGACATGTGCCTAATCAAGCTGAAATAGAGAAATTAGATGAGAAATGTTGGGACACCCATAAGCAAGTTGGTATGAAAAAGAAGGGTGACAAAATGGTACCTAATTGTGTACCAAAAGAAAGTGCTATCATGAAGGGCTTACAAAATGAGAGCAAATGAAATCATTACTGAAAATCTTAGAAAATGGTTTAAAGAGAAGTGGGTAAGATTTGGTCCTGATGGTAAGATTCGTGGCGCATGTGCTAGAGGTGATGATAGCGAAGGTAAGCCAAAATGTTTACCACAAGCAAAAGCACATTCATTGGGTAAGAAAGGTCGCAAGTATGCGGCTAGTAAAAAGCGCAGAGAAGATCCTAATCCAGAGCGCAGTGGCAAGGCAATCAATGTTGCTACTAAGAAAAAATCAAATGAAGGCGTAATGGAAGAAAAATGTCCACATTGTGGTGGGGCAATGTTTAGCGAATTAATGATTAATGAAAAGAAGGATGCTTGCTACTACAAAGTAAAGAGCCGTTACAAAGTATGGCCTTCTGCATATGCTAGTGGCGCATTAGTTAAGTGCCGTAAAAAAGGTGCTAGCAACTGGGGCAACAAATCTGAAAGTGTAGAAGAAGGCACAGACCAAGAATTTCACACCGGTGGTGGTAAAGGCTTACCGATGCCCGGTACTTATGAGCAAGAAACTGATAAGTTCAAGCGCCATGGACAACGCCGTATTATGGCAATGACCAACGAAGAAGAAATTAACGAAAAGTGGTCTGAAAAATACAAGCGTAGCATTAACTGTTCTAATCCAAAAGGATTCAGTCAAAGAGCACATTGTCAGGGTAGAAAGAAATAATGAAAACATACAATTTCAGAGTGTTATGTGCAAGCGGTGAATGGAAAGATTTCAACTGTCAGGCAATTGATTTTTCTCATGCAAGAGATTTATTAGCAGAATTTGCAAAAAATAATTAAAGGTAATTTATGTTAGCAGACGCACTTAAAACATTATTAGCAACAAGCTATGCTTTTGTAATTAAAGCACAAAACTTTCATTGGAATGTGGAAGGTCCAGATTTCCCACAATACCATGAGTTTTTAGGTAATTTGTACGAAGAAGTATATGATAACGCTATTGACCAAACAGCAGAATTAATTCGTCAATTAGATAGTTATACACCTGGTTCTATTACTCGCTTTGCTGAACTAAGCCAAATACCAGATCAAACTAAAATTCCTCGTGCCGAATTAATGATTGCAGAATTACAACAAGACAATGCCACATTATTAAACATGTGGAAACAAGCATTTCCTATTGCTGAACAAGAAAACGAACAGGGCATTGCTGATTTCATAGCAAGTCGCATTGACGCACATGGCAAACATGGCTGGATGTTGCGTAGCATACTTAAGAAACAGCGTGCATAATGAGAGCCGTAGAATTCACTAATGTCAGTGAAGGTGTAAATGACCCTGCTATTTTCAAAGCAGTGTTTATTATCGGTGGTCCCGGAAGTGGTAAAAGTTATGTTACTCAAAAATTAGGGTTACAGGCTTTAGGATATGTAAACATCAATAGTGATATTGCTTTTGAATATCTAATGAAAAAACATGCAATTGATCCTAAAATGCCACCTGAAGAAAAAGAAAAGCGTGATGTTGTAAGACAAAAAGCAAAAGATATCACTGCTGATAAATCAGAACTAGCAATTGACGGGAGATTGGGTCTTGTAATTGACGGTACCGGCGACGACTATGAAAAAGTTTCTAAGTTAAAAAATAACTTTGATGCATTAGGTTATAATACATTTCTTGTTGTTGTCAACACAGAATTAGAAGTAGCACGAAAGCGCAATCAACAAAGAACAAGAACTGTACCTGATAAATTGGTAGTACAAAGCTGGTATGATGTTCAAAACAATATTGGAAAATTTGCCCAGATATTTGATAATTTGTCAATCATAGACAATAGTGGTGATGGCGCTAGCACCGAGTCTCAAATTCAAAATACCTATAAAAAATTAGTTAAATTTACGAACGCACCGCCCAACAAGCCACAAGCTAGACAATGGATAACACAACAAAAACAAACAAATGAATCAATTGATGTTGAAAAATCTTTTCCAATTGAAAGTTGGTATGAAGATGATGAAACATATGCCAATGTTGCGGTAGCACATGATAGTGAAGGTCGTGACATTGAAGTTATCTTTACCCCATTACATGAAGAAATCAATGCGATTGATTTTGATTTCACTAGAGGTGGCACATATGAAAAAACTGGCGAAGGTGATGCAGGTAAAGTTTTTGCTACGGTATTAAAAGCATTCAACGAATATTTGAAAAACATAAATGTTCCGGACTATATATTATTTGCGAGTAAAGGTGGCTCAAGGACAAGTGCGTATCAAGCTATGATTCGTAGATTCGCAGGTAGATATGGGTATAAGCCTATTCCATATAGTGATTTACCACCAGAAATTGCAAATCAACCACAAGCTGAAGGTAATCAATTTGTATTAGCAAGAGTTTAAGAACCCACCTTAGGACCGCAATCCGTTGCGTGGTGTAGCCGGCTGCTGGCTTTAGGAGTAACGATTCGCTACCGTGAAACTACAAAGTGAGCATTTTATTACGGAGTAAGAATGAAAAAAATAATAGCAATAGTTTTATTAGCGTTAATGTCAACTGCTTATGCACAAAAGAAACCTCAAGGTGTAACTTATGATGCTAATATTCTTAGGGTAAATGACGGTGATACTGTAGTCATAGAGGCACCTTTTTTACCAGCACCATTAAAGAAAGAACTAGCAGTTCGTGTCTTTGGGGTTGACACACCTGAGAAAGGATTCCGTGCTAAATGCCCGCAGGAAGATCAGCGTGGACAAGCTGCAAGTGCATTTACAAAACAAGCAGTAGCAAACGCACAAAAGCGCCAAGTTGTATTATATGATTGGGATAAGTTTGGGGGTCGTGTTCTAGGAGATATTATACTTAACGGACAAAGCCTTCGTAGTATGCTGATTCAAAATGGTTTTGCCCGTGAATATTACGGTGAAGCCAAACAGAGTTGGTGTTAAGATAAATACTTATTATGAGAGCGACTGAATTTATCACCGAACGTAAAAAATCTAAGTCTAGGAAAAAATCCTTACGTAGATATTTCTTTCCCGGTTACGGATACTTTGGTTTCGGCTCCGGCGAATCAGATGGTGGTGACGGAGGTGGCGGCGGCGAAAGCATGTATGAATCACCAGAACATGAATTAGCAAAAAAGTTACCTAGCTTATCAAAGCATGATTACAATACTATTGATCAATTGATTAGAAAAATCGCTAAACGCCATCACATGACAAGCGAGTTATTACACAATAAATTTAAACGAAAGTATAAAGAAACTCCAGATAAATGGATAAAAGGTAAATTAGACGAAGCAAATGTTGAGTGTGATTTAGAGGATGAAGTTAATAAGTTTGCGGATTGGGCTCGTAAACGATTGAATTTACAAACCCGCCCAGAAATAGAACTTAGCATGGATACCGAAGAAGCACAAGACGGTCATCATACAGGTAGCCATACTGAGGGTTCCAATAAGGTTTGGGTTTATGCTAAAAACCGTAACCTTGTAGATATTCTTAGAACTGTTTTCCATGAGTTGGTGCATGTTCGCCAAGGTGAATTGAATATGATTCAACCGGGTGATAGTTATCCCGGTAGCCCAATTGAGGTAATGGCTGATGCACTTGCTGGAAAATATATTAAGATTTACGGCGAACAGAACCATCACATCTTTCAATAAATTCTAAGTTGTGCTATACTAGCACAATGATTAAACTATTATTCCCATTGCCCAAACAAGTTACCGTAGCCTTTAGCGGCGGTGTGGATAGTGTTGCTGTTGTGGATTTCTTATCCAAAAAGCATGATGTTGCCTGTGCATTCTATCACCATGGTACAGAGAATAGCGAACGGGCATTAAAGTTTGTAAGCAAGTTTTGTACACAAAGAAAATTACCTATGTTTTTGGGTTTGCTAAATCGGGACAAACCCAGTGATATGAGTTACGAAGAATTTTGGCGTGAAGAACGCTATCAGTATTTGGCTACATTGGGACCAGTAATTACCGCACATCATTTAGATGATTGTGTAGAAACATATCTTTGGTCAGCAATGCATGGTAAGCCCAAAGTGCCTAATATTATTCGTGGCAATGTTATTCGCCCATTTCTTACTACACCTAAAAGTGAACTCATTGATTGGTGTCAAAGAAAAAATTTAGAATGGTGCGAAGATTTGAGTAACGAAGATGAACGGTATACACGCAACTATATCCGTAAAAATCTTGTACCGCATTCATTGCATGTAAATCCCGGATTACACAAAACGGTAAAAAAGATTGTTGAAAAACAACTGTAATACATATATAATCAAACACTTTTAAGGAGAAACAATGACTACATCTAAGACTTTTAGTGGCGATCAAAAGATCAAACTGACCCAACTCATCAATGAAGGCATGGCAGTCATGCATGAGATTGAAACATTGAATGAGGGTTTGAGTGACACAGTTAAGGCAATCGCAGAAGAATTGGAAGTAAAGCCCAGTGTATTAAAGAAGGCTATCCGTATTGCACACAAGGCTAGTCTAACACAAGCCAATCAAGAACACGATGATTTGAATACTATTCTAGAGGCAGTTGGCAAGACTCTATGAGTTATATTGATGCTATCCATGACCGTGATAGTGACCGCATCTATGTAGTAGAACGAACTCCTGAAGGTAAACGAACCTACAAGGAATATCCTTGCAATTATACTTTTTATTTCAGCGATTTAAAAGGCAAATATCATAGCATCTTCGGAGATAAGGTAACTAAATTCAGTTCACGCAAGCGTAGTGAATTTGAAAAGGAACGCAGGATTCACGCAAACAAGAAATTGTTTGAAAGTGATATCAACGTTGTGTTCCGTTGTCTAAGCGAAAATTATCTTGGGGTAGAAAGTCCCAAGCTACATACATGCTTCTTTGACATTGAGGTTGACTTTGATCCTGAAAAGGGTTTTAGTCCCACAAGTGATCCCTTCAATCCTGTAACTGCAATCAGTCTATACCTAGATTGGCTAGACCAACTAGTTACCCTTGTCATCCCTCCTCGCGGCATGACAGATGAAACTGCACACGATTTAGTTAAAGATATGCCCAACACACTTCTGTTCCGTAGTGAAATAGAAATGTTTGAAACATTCTTTCAACTGATTGAGGATGCTGATATTCTTACTGGTTGGAACTCAGAAGGCTATGATATACCCTACATGGTTAACCGTGTAACAAGGGTTATGAGCAAGGATGACACACGCAAGTTTTGTTTGCTTGGTCAACTTCCCAAGCCAAGAACCTATGAGCGTTTCGGTAAAGAAGAAACAACATATGATCTAGTTGGTCGTGTTCATATGGACTATTTGCAGTTGTATAAGAAGTACAACTATGAAAGTCGGCATAGTTATAAATTGGACTTCATTGGTGAAATGGAAGTCGGTGAAAACAAAACACAGTACGAAGGTACATTGGATCAATTGTATAACAAGGACTTTAAAAGGTTCGTAGAATACAATCGCCAAGATACAATGTTGCTTGTTAAGATTCATAATAAACTTAAGTTTTTAGATTTAGCTAATGCACTAGCACATGAAAATACTGTGCTATTGCCAACTGTCATGGGGTCTGTTGCAATGATTGAAATGGCAATCATGAACGAGGCTCATGAACGTGGTATGGTAGTACCCGATAAACGACGAAAGGAAAGTAATCCAGATGAACAACAAGCGGCAGGTGCCTATGTTGCTACGCCCAAAAGGGGCATACATGAGTGGGTCGGAGCAGTGGATATCAACTCGCTCT